AGAGTCGGAGACATCGGCATCCATCTCAATCCAAACACCACCTGATAGGCCGTCATTGTTATTCTTCGAAGAGCCACTTGCGTTTCCGAGAGAGATAAGGGTTGCCAAGTCATTCGCAGCCGTGTCACCTCCCCCATAAGAAAACCCGGTTCCAACTCCGAACTGTTGGAGGTAGATAGCAAATGAGTTAACCGGATCAACTAAGCCGTCGTGTCGGACGTAGATATTCTGACTCCCTGTATTGTTCGCCTGGTTCGTCAACGGAGTATAGGTTCCATTGGCCACTTGACCAACGTCAACTCCGGCACCTCCACCGGCCAAGGCATCGGAAACCTGCGCCCCTGTTAGCGTGCTGCTTACAATTAAATTACCTGGCATCTTATTCCTCCGTTATCACTGCATCAAAACCGCCAACTGTTCCGGCAAAGCCCGGCTCATATCCAGAGAACGGAGTCATTTGAAAAGACCATAGTTTAAGTTTTATTCTTCCAGTCGCATCGTAGCCAATAGAACGAACCATACAAGGTACACCGGAAAAGATGACCGCTCCGATACTAATATCTACCGAGATTATCTGACCAAGTTCCAATAGTAAAGATCTAGGTGTAACACTAACCTCGATGATCTCAAAATATGAAGACGCAAGCCTTAGTATTTCTATCGACTGATTCTTCGCGTCAGATTCCAGGTAAAGGTTAGGAAAAACTATTCCTTTACCAATCAGTTTACCTTCGGCCAAGGTTATCGCTCCTGAATTTCTTAGAAACGGAGTCGTGTTGTTATTGTCATTGATGTCAGGAAGGAAGTTAAAGAAACCTCTCGTCCTGTTGAAGTTATTCCGGGTATCTAACCTAGGCTTAAACGTGCCTTTTTCTACATCCCAATTTCTGACAACGAACGAAGGTACAGGGACAAGGTCGTCGAAGTGATAACTTGAAATACTTAACTTCAAATCTCGATTGACAAATGCTTCAAGTCTGACTTGTTCTAATAAAGACAGTGCAAATGTTATCGCTTGAGCTTCGTCGTCTCTATATATCCTGCTCTTAATCAAAGATATGGCGGACTCGGCAGGCGTGGCCTTGTCCCTAAATGTCGCCCAGGTCGCGTCGAAATCTCCCGAGACGGCATCGGTATAAGTTAAGAGAATATCTCTCGCTTGCCAGACAATATTGTCATTGTAAATTCCTCCCGATCCTAAATCTTTACCGACTACACGGACGAAAAACTTATCTCCTTTTTTAAAATCAAAAGCAGATCCGTCAATTAAGGTCGTACCTCCGTTTCCTGACGCCCTAATCTCGAACCGATTCTTATTCGCGTCGATATTGACTATATCTGCCGTGTCGATTGTAAAGAAATCACTGGATCTCTTTAATACTACGGTTGTCGCGTCGAAAGAAAGATTTGTTGTAGCCGATATTAGGAGATCAAGGTTAGTCGATCCCGAGATTACCGTCGCATCTTTTCCATTTAGCGCAAGTGTTGGGATCGACGAGCCTGATTCTACATTTAAGGCCGTTGTCCAATCTCCATAGATGATTGGTTTAAGTTTGCCTATCAGGTTGTCTTCCAAATTTGGAAAAGAAGATATCGTTAACGACTCGGTTGGGAATTCTACGTCCAGTTTTTCGAAGTCATCCCTCGCGACGATCTTGATCGAGAAGGTTGACCTTTGAGTTCCGCCTATTTCTGTAATCTTACCCTTAAAAACCGAAGTATAAGTAGAAGCGATATCGCGCAGTCCGATTTTTATCTCAACACTTTTTTGAAGCCAACCGCCAAAATCGACTCCACCTTGAAGTAGGGAGTTAAAACGAGAATCGGCATTGCTCACCTCTAATGTTATCGTAGAAAATTCAAGTTCCGGGGACAACCAATCGCCAATCGTCCTATTCACGCTCGGAAACTTTAACAAAGCCTCATAAAAAATATCGCCGACGTATTTATTTCTGTCACTGGCGTAGATGAATCCGGTTGGAGTTTGAATCTCAGCAACCATCTCCAACTCATTGACGAGATTGTCTTGCGAGTCGTCAAGGAGATCTTGATCCAAGACGGTTGCCGAAAGATAAGGTTTTCGATCTGAATTACTCACCTTGCTTCATCCACATTAATAGAAAAATCCACGAAATCTAAATTCTCGCCCTTAACATTATGAGTCTCCCTCGGTATCTCCGTTAGTTTCCCGAAGATAGAAAACCGTTTTGGAAACTGAGGGGTAGGAACCCAAAAACACTTTAAAGTTGTCCTGGCAGTGTTGAAGATATCTATCATATTGGCGTAGTTTGCTTTTTTAAAATCGAGGTTTTTAAAATTCAACTTCAATTTCTTCTTTATTCCTCGATCGTTCTGAACATTTGTGAAAGCTTCCGTACTAATGCCGTCTGTGAAATTGACCAACTGTCTTTCGACTTTATCGACAAAGCATTCACCTTGGAAGATGGTAGCCGAACCGAAGACAATCGTACCAATCGAGATATGGTCGGCCACATTACTTGCATCTGAAATCTCAAACCGCCAGTACCTAAAAGCAGTTAAAGGTATGGTTTGAGAAATAAAAATAATCTCCCCGTTTCCATCAACCTCTAGGAACTCGTCGAATCCTATCGTCGCAAAAGTTGAACTTGTCGAACCGATTAGTCTAACTGTTGCCGACGAAGACAAGTTGGTGTTTAGAACTCCAACAGTGTCGTTAAAAATTCCTTGAGTTAACTCAGTATCGCAGTCGAGGGTTATCGAGGTCTTAACTCCCGTTGCACTTCGCCATATTTGTTCGACAACGTCTGTGTTTAAGTTGAACTCCGAGAAGTCATTAGTAGACGACGGCTCGGTCGAACTTGCCAACCAATTCTGTCCGGTGGCAATAGGATTTCCCCAAGAATTGTTACCTGCCCCTGTAACCGCACCTCGACTTGGAAACTCGCAAAGGATTCTAAGGTTGTTTGTGTTGTATAAAATTACCCTCGCCTGCCAACCGAAAGGAGAAGGAGAAACAAACTGTGACTGCCAGCCGATGGCGTCAAAGTTACGATTGAACTTCCCTTGCCATCCCATAAAGCCAAGACGGCCGCCAACTCCGTAGTTAGCCTGCCCGTATGCCGTTCCACCATATCCAGTCGTTTGATAGTTGATTGTCATTATGCTCTCAATCCTTGTTTGGACATGATGAACTCACCGTCTAAACTTCTTCTTTTTAATTCTTCGAAGATAAAAGAAGCGATTGACTCCTTGTCATCTGATCCTTCGATCCGAATAGCTCCTTCGGAGATATTCAAGTTGGAAGTGTTCGAATCTCCCCCAGTTTGTGGCAAACTTCCGGTTCTATTCAAGGCATCAACTCCAGATGATCCGATTGAAGCCACCGCTCCTTGATTCAAAACCGCCTCGCCAACCTGTGCCCTGATCAAACGGTTGTCGATTGTACCTCCCGTCTGGTATCCGGGGATTGAGGCCATAAGGCCGCCAATGTCTGCGCTATTTCTTGGAGTAATCATTCCGCCTTGCGCGAATCCAAACAACTTAGCGACTTTTTTGCCGCCTTTTGCAATCGCACCTCCGGCTTTTTTCGCGCCTCCTGTGACTTTTCCGACGGCTCCAACCAACTTCTCTATTAGTTTCTTCAAAGGTTTGATTACTTTGTTCATTGCGCTTTTGATCTTATTAAAAACTTTCTTTACAGGATTGAATGCCTTAGTGACTGTGTTTTTCAACCCTCTAAAAATTGACTTAATTGGCTTAACTGCCTTTGAAAAGATGCCTTTTAATCCGCTAAAGAAAACTCTCACCGGCCTAAATCCTCTTGAGATCGTCGAACCAATTTTTCCGAAGAAATTGATGACCCCTTGGAACGCGCCTTTGATATTTCCTTTAAAAATATTCCTGAAGAAGTCAATTATTGTCTTAAAAGCGTTCTTAACCAAATTCCCTATCGGCTTAAAGACGTCATTCCAAATGGAAGTGAACACGGCTTTAATGTTTTTCCCTATAGCTGCGAAGACTTCTTTGATGGATTCCCATGTCGCTTCGAGAGCCGTCACAATCTCATCAAAAATACCTTTAATCGCCTCCCAGACGGCATCAAAGGCGACGATAATTACATCAAATATTACCTTGATCGCCTCCCAAACGGTTTCAAAAGCCAAGATGACCGCATCGAAGATAACCTTTATCACCTCCCAAACGGTTTCAAAGGCGATAACGATAACCTCGAAGATAACTTTTATCACTTCCCATGTTGCCTCCAAGGAGTCAATTATTGGCGTGAAGATGGTATCCCAAACCCATTGGAAAAGAACGGTGAAGGCATCAATTATAGGTGAGAATATAGTGTCCCAAACCCACTCAAAGACCACAGTGAAGGCGTCAATTATAGGAGAGAAAATCGTGTCCCAGACCCATTGGAACACTTCGGTAATAGCGTCAATTATAGGAGAGAAAATAGTATCCCAAACCCACTGGAAGGCGTCTTTTATGCCGTTAATGATAGGATCAAAAATCTTTTCCTTAACCCACATCCAAATGTCTTCTAGGGCTTTGATGAACTTATCCCACAAAGATCCTAACCTTTCCGAAACAGCTGCAACTGCCGTCTTGGTCTGTTCGACTATGTCTTCCGGGGACTTTGGAAGCTCTTTCGGAGCTGCATCTTCAAGTCCGACCAGGCCGAATAATTCTTGCGATACTTTCGTCGCGGCTTTACCGGCTTTTTTAATTTGTTTGTCTAACGACTTTCCGATCTTTTTGACATCGACTGAAGCCGCAGGAAGTTTGACGCCTTTAAATAGAGAATCAAAAGCCTTCTTTAACCCTTTGACAATACCGTTAACCAAGGCAAAGACAATCTTAGGAATAGCCTTTATAATGGCAGCTATAATTCGAACTATTCCACCTTTAAAAATCAACTCATCGACTATTCCTATTGCAATATCCGCAGAGCCCGCGACGAGTCCCGTTATCAACGCCTCAATTATTTTAGGTAAAGCCGAAAGTATTCCTTCGATGATAGCCGGGATGGCAGCTATCACCTTAGTTATGATAGCAGGTATCGACTCGGCTAATTTCTGAATAATCATCGGAAGGGCGTCAAGGATCGAATTTATTATTTCCGGCAAGGCGTCTAATATCGTCCCAATTATTTCGGGAAGTTTTTCTATCAGACCCGCCAAAGCAAGCATTAACCCGTCAATTATCTGAGGGATGGCATCGACTATCGACCCTATGATCTGAGGCAGTTGATCCAAGAGGGCGAAGAACGCTTGTAGTAGTGCGTCTATTATCTGAGGTAGTTTGTCGATTATGGTTTGAATAATCTCCGGCAGTTTGTCGATTAGTTTTAAAAAAGCATTTAAGAACTTATCAATGAAAACATCCAAGTTATCAGCCAAAGAAAGAAATGCTTGTAATAAATTCTCAGGAAGCTCAGTCATGGTCTTCACCGATCCGGCCAGGCCGTTGATAAAATCAGGACTGAATATCTTTCCTGCGATCGACGCGACGACTTCAATCGAAGTTCCAATGACATCGGCTACCGCTCGGCCCATTAACTTACCAATCGACAAAAGGTCGCCTTTTGTGGCACCTGCCAACTCGGAACCGAATTCTGAAACTCCCGCACTCAACTCACCGAAAAATGCTGCCGTCTTTGGCGATGCACCTTCGATTAAGGCCGCAACTCCCTGGCCTGATTTCTTTAAAATCTCTCCACTTCGAACAAACGTTTCTTGTATTGCCTTTCCGTCAAAAGCCTTAGCTGCCGCCTTAAATATCCCTCCAATATCTCCGTCTTTGATCTGTGCAACTATGTCGCCTCCGACGGCCGACAGCTCTTGTGCTACCGAAGAAAACAAGGCTGGATCAACTATATTGGCGACCGACTCCGCGATAAGTTTGAAGGTAATAGGAGTCGCGGCTTCGACGGCCATATCTTTTTGAATCTCTAACTGCTTGCGAAGGAAATTTAAATTCTCTGCGGCTTGCCTTCCCGAAATGGAAGATAAATCTAATTCTCTCTTCTTGCTTTCAATCGCCATGGCTTGAAGGGAAAAAGCCAACTGCAATTGTTTGACTTTATCGCCTTCAAGTTCGGCAATGGCGAGTAGTGATTGAAGTTCAATTTGCCTGTTTTGAGATTGAATTTTTAGTTGGTCATCAAAAACCTTGTTGATCTCTTCTTGTGCTTTTTTGAAATCTTCAGCGTCTTTGATCTTCAATGCCTCAAGATCTCTCGTCGCTTTCGTTTGAGCTGCGGTTCTTGCTTCTTCGAGTGTGGTTTGAACTTTGGCATCATTTAGCTTGCCGATCTTTTCGAATTCTTTTTCTAACAACTCAATTTCGGCGAGCTTTTGCTGTAGGTCAAAAGCTACAAGGTCCACACCTTTTTCATTAATGACAAGTGTTTCCCTTTGAAGACCTTTAAGTTTGGTTTGTATTTCAAGAAGTTTCTCAGAGTCGGCCAACTGTTTCGCAGCTGCCTCATTCAAAGCCTGTTGTTTTTTCTCATTTTCTGATGTGACTTCTCCTACTTCTTTCGTCTTTTCGGTAAGGCTTGTCATGAGTTTCAAGCCTTCTTTTATAGCCTTACCCGTGAATCCCGTGTCGAGTCCTTCGAAGGCGACGTCGGCTGTCTTCTTAACCGACTGAATCTCCTCGTCGAGTTTGTCCATCTCCCCGGTTAGTTCGCCAATCTTCGCCCCTGCGTTGTCGATCAGTCCGAAGGTGTCAAGCCACTCGACCGCTGCTACTTGCAAACCTTTGATTAGGATTAAGACATTCCCCATGCCTGCCATCAAAGTATTCTTAACACCAGTCCAGACTCGATCTAATTGTCCTAAATTTTTTGCCAAAACTTCAAAGGCAGCAACAACGGTTAGAATTCCTGCCGAAACTACCGCGAACTTTAATCCCGAAAGAGTCAACACACTTATTTTTTTAGCCGTCTTAAGTATTACTTTCCCGAATAGTTTCGTCTTAGCTATTAACTTCGTAAGCGGCCCTTGCATCGACAACATGCTGGCGCTCCACTCGGCGCGTACAAGTATTATTGCAGCTAAGATTCCAGGGCCACCGATCAAGAACAAAACCAACTCGGCTGCGCTTGATATTAGTCCTGAAAAATCTACTTGACTTACAGCTCGAATGAAGTCGGTTAGTCCGTTTACCACTGAAGAAAAAGCCGACAAGACCGACCGAGCTGCCGGTGCTAACAACTCACCTAATTCCTTGGTTAGTTCTGTCGAAGCGTTTTTAGCTTTCTTAACCTGAGAACTGAAGGTGTCAAAAGCCCTCGCGGCCTCTTCATTTAAGGCAGAGGAGTTTTCAAATTCTTTATTCGCCGACTCCATCGCTTTCGTTAATATGTCTGATCGTTTTGCCAGGACGGGTATGACTTGAGAAACGCCTTCTCCAAGAAGTCCCAGCTTCTCTAAACTTGTTGAGAATTTCAAACCGCCTTCGTCTGCCTTGTTTAATCCGTCGAGGAATATTTTAAATGCTGATGGCGCGTCCTCACCGAAAGCCTTTGTAAACTCATCCCCAGTCAGGCCCGTTAGGCGGGAGATGAATTCTAACGACTCACCTCCTGATATCGTCGCTTGCTGTAACGTCCGAAACACCTTCCCTACGGTCGTCCCTCCTAATTCGGCCCTAACACCCAAGGATTTCATCGCGGCCCCTAATGCCGCGGCCTTTTCCGCTGAGACCCCAAATTGGCCGGTGGCCTGTGCGACCCTCGTCGTCATGTTGACGATCTCAGATTCGGTCGCAGCGAACGTGTTTCCTAATTGGACAACAACCGAGGCAAACTCGTCGATCTTATCAATGGGTGCGCCGGTGACGTTTAGGATTCGAACGAAGGAAGTAGCCGCCTGATCGCCTACAATATCCGTCGCCACTCCGACCTTCGCCAAAGTTTCGGCAAAATTTTCTAAATTGGCAGATCCAGTGACTCCTAATTGACCAGCCTTCTCGGCAAGGCCAATCAACTCAACGGAAGACACAGGAATAGTGTTGGCCAGGTCGTCCATGGTATCGCCGAAGTCGGCCAATTCTGTTTGGGTTAACTCGGTTACCTTCGCAACTCCCACCATCGCTGTCTCGAAGGTTGAGAAATCATCTAAAACCGACTCAACTCCACGAGAGATGTTCCCAAAAGTGGCATCGAAGGCAGCCGTGGCAACTTGTAAAGACTGATTGATGGCAGTCATCGTAATGGCTGTTTGTTTGATTTTTCCTTGGAATGAGGATAATTCTTTATCCGCGGCCTTCGCACTACCGCCAAAATCTTTCATCTCGCCTTTGGCATCTTTTAGGCCCTTGACGGCACCAGAAGAATCGACGGTAAGTTCAATTGTAAACTCGTCACTGTCAACGGCCAATTTTTCGCCCTCCGCTTAAAGATGACCGATTCTTTTTCTTCTTATCGTCGCCATCACCGAGAATCATGTAAGCCTTCGAAGAAAACTTAGCCCCATCATACACTGGAATGAACCACGTTAACATTTCGATAAACCAACTTGGCTGATCGACGATGCCACCTGAGTTTAAAAGGGCTCCTGTCTCCGCAGCTAAGGACAAGATACGATAGATTTTAACTGTTTGATAGTCGGTCATCGCCTTGCCGGGACAGAACCCATAGGTGGCGCCGCCTTTGACGATTGCAATTGGAAAAATAGAAGATTCTTCTGATTTGTGATCCCATCTCGGGGTCTTACATCTGCGGGCGGCTGCAATGTCTTCACTGCATTTAGAACAATCGAAGTTCCGGCCCGCCATTATTTGCTTCTGGGAGGTGTGAACTAGCTCTATTATCGCTTCAATTTTTTTTTCGTTTGTTCTGAATCAGACTCGTCTTTGCCTTCGATGGAGTGGTTTCGAGCAGATATCAACTCAATGGCAACCCCTGCCGAATACAACTTAGCGATAAGTTCCCGGGAGGCCATCTGATCGTTCTCTCTCTTGAACTCCAACGGCTTCTTCGTGTCCTTGGGATTGATGATATCTACCAGAGAAGATCGGAGTTCTTCGAGAACGTACTTCATCGACGGCTTATGTCGACCTTTGTTGTCGGTTGTCATCTGATCGTCGAGGACGTTTTGATGGGCTTTGTAGGAAAGAGTCAGTCTTAGTTCAAAAAGCGTACACGTTTCAATGCTCGAACCCTCGGAGAATTTCAAAAGGGTTTCATCGGCTCCTGATTCGAGGTAAGCCGTGAATTCTTCTTCAGTCATTTTTAGAGATTTGTCTTTTGAACAAACTACCTTAATTGAGGACTTGGTATCGAGGTCTAACTCAAAGGCCATTAAGTTTTCTCCACTCTGCAGAAAACGGATGAGGTTCTGGGCCTCACCCGTCTAAGATAGATTAACAATTGTTAAATCAGAGATAGGATACTGTCACTTCGTCTGCATTGTCAAGGGCGGTTTGGAAACCCATACCGGAGAAAGTCACAGGGATTGATCCTTCGGATGGAACCGACACGCTGGGAACGTCGAAGATTGTCTTTGGAAGATCCATCTTGAAGTGTCGAGTCGTCGCATCTCCAAGAATCATGTCGATATCTTGTGCGGTAAACTCTTCAAGGTCGTCGAGGAACTCAATCAATAGATCGTTCAAGTTGAGCTCTAGTTCTGTCTCGACATTTAACCTACCTCCCGGAACGAAGAACGGACTTGCAAGGGCGTCAGTGCCATAACAATAGTCAACATACTCGTGATTATTGGTAAGAGTGACACTTGCACTTCTGACACAGCCGACGATCCCACCGAGGCCATCAACTGAAATGGAACCGACTAGGCCGGTTTGAATATTCGCAATTCCTACCGGAGCATCCGGCTCCGCATAGGCGAGGTAGACCGGAGTACCCGAACCGTCGGCATCGGCAAGGGCCGCACCGTCTAGTGTAACAACCCCTGTTCCCGTATCCCTTGCGGTAACTGTTCGATAAGTTCCAGGAGCAGTATCAGCAGATCTTGTCAATCCGTCAGCTTCAATGATCATGACTAGACTTCCAACCGGAAATCTTTTTGCTTCGGTCGCAGCCTGTAAGGTGATGGTATTTCCTGCATTGTTATCGGCATCACTTCGCCCAACACCTACCCGTTTTCTGTCTGCTCCTCGACCTGACCACTCGAAACCAGCCTCCCCGTCTCCTGGTAGGGAAATAGCGTTTGACTCAACTGCGCAACCAAAGGCTTGATGTGCCCACTTATCTCCGTTTTCAAAAAGGGAAAAGGTGATGTCGGGATCAGTTGTTGAATCGAAGATCACACCTGAAGAAATTGTGGCCTTTCCCAACAAAGATTCCCAAAGGAGTTGGATCCCTTTTTCGACTTCGGTAATACCTGCAGCAACGTCAACGTCTATATTGACGAAGGTAGGAATGTTCCACTCCGTGACCTTCTTCTTTCGAATAATGTCCGTGTTATGTCTTCCGCTTCGGTGAGATGAGCTTTCTTTAGGATGGGTGTGTGTAATAGCTCCGCCGTCTTTTGTGAAGAAGAAATCGTCGTTAGCCGGTCCAACTATCAGACCTTTTGTTATCTCCTTGACGGCAAAAAATTTCTGATTCAAAGCAATTGAATCGCCTGTCCTGTTATAAATATTCGCGAAGTTCTTAGCCATGTCGGTCTCCTAATTAGCATTCACTTGAAAAAGGTTCCTCGAACAACGCCTGATAGTCGAGCCTTGCCATAAAATATGGGCTTAAAATATGAAGATCAGTTAGCCCTCGAATGTATTTTATATGTTTGAAGCGTCCTTGGGAAGGAACCAAACTCCCTAAACCCAAAGTAGGATCTTCTCCAAGCTTTCTTTTTATCTCAAGTTTCCGATCGAAAAGCAAACCTTGGTCTGCTACGTCGTCTTGTAAGGGCCTTAAAATCAACTCAATTGTTAATGTCCACTCGTTCTCGGTTCGACCTTGCACGGTCCTTGCCGTCTCCCCAACGTCGTAGATTTGAATTGCTGGGATCTCGTGATCCTTGAAATCACTGGAGTAAAGGCGTATCCGTTCAAACTCAACAAGAGACGGCCAGGTCAATTCTTCGAGCTTTGTTTTGATGTTTTGTAAAACCAGTTTTTGAACTGAATCAACCAAGATTAGCCTCTCTTAGGATGTCAATTATTTTCCTTTTGTGTTTTGTAAAAGCCGGGCGGAGGTAAGGTCGGGCCTTGATATTCATCTCCCTTTTGTGGGCTCTTACCCTGACAACCAAAGGAGCTATCTGTTGGCCAAATGCCTGGGTGATTGTCCTATCATGGTCTGGGATCTCTACCTTGTCGGTCGATCCGAACTCGTGGACCCTTGCATAGGGAACCGCGAAGGAACCGACGATGACCCTGATATCATTACCTACCGCCTCGATCTCGTGTTTGATGGAATTTAAAAGTCGCCCGGTATCTATCAAACGTCGGGATCGGATATTGAGTTTCGCTTGTGCTTCGATCAAAAGGGCGATCCGCAACATCGCCTCCCTCCGCCGTGGCTCACGGGCTTGAAAGGATTGTATGAACCTATCGGCCCTCGCGATCATAACTGATTCGATCTTCGCAGGGGAAGGGACTGTGAACTTCTTTCCCTTCTTCTTAGCCATTTCGAACACCTACTTCTGAGTTCGCAAACTCTTCTCGAATATACGGCTCCAAAAGGAGTTGGATGTGTTGAGGCAATCGCTGCTCAAAACTTGTGCTCTCGCCGGTCTTACCTCTGTTCAATATTCCTACACGCTCTGAACTCGTCGAATGATAGAACCACGACACCAGCTCCAGACACGCATACTCCAAATCTGACGGCAGGGTATTCGTTCCGGTACCATCAATGTCGGATTGAGTAACAATGCCGTAGCCGTGATCATACGTGATCTTGACGTTACGATATCCCTTCGAGAAGATACCACGGTATCGAAGGATGCTCGTTTGGCGGTCAGACACGTCGTACTCGTCGATCGGGACAACCGTCTCGGAGCCGAAAACAGATTCGCCATCGAGAAAAATCTCCGGCTTTGATCCGACGGCAGGGCCGCCGGTAATTGGCCACTCGTAGGTTTGCATACGATTGTTGGCTCGGCCATCGTGGAATTCTGTAACCGTCCTATCTGTCAACTTCCTCTTCGTCAATCGCTCAATCATACCACTGGCGACATTTATCAGCATGTCAATCCGAGAGTCATATTTAGTCGTCGCCAAAGGAATCTGAACATGATCTTTCGCATTGTTTCTATATGTGAGAGCGTTTGAGTTGACAGACATTAGATTGGCACATCCTTATTGGAATAAGATTTAACGTCCTTGGTTTCATCTTTGACTTCGTCTTCGGGCTTAGTCTCCACCATCTTCTTCTTCGGATTCTTTGTCCGGGATATTATGTCGCCATCTTTGGATAGGATAAGGTTAGCGATATCCTCGGGAACCTCGGCCGAGCTTTTCAAGGGAATCATAACGCTAATCGACTTACCGTCTTTTACGCCTGAGAAAATATATGGTCCTTTGATATGCGCTCGCCTAGCAGATGTATAATAAAGTTTCACTTCCGTCCTCCTGATTAAGGTTAGATCAAACTATGGTCTATTTCGACCAATCCCACAACTCTTTCGCGCCTTCGTCGTCTTCGATTGCATTGAAACAATGTTTCGGATCTTTAAACAGTCTATTGATCGCAGGCTCTTGGACATGGACGTGCCACCACTTCCCTGCGCGTGAAGCCTTCCCGGTCCTTCCCGACAAGGATTCGTCTGGATCTCCGCCGAGGACGGCCGATCCAAATTGAGATAATGAGACGCCAAGGTTGTAGACGTATTGTAATAAAATTGTAGCTTCGCCTTTATTGCACTGATCAATCCAGCCCATCCAGTTCCCCATTGTATTTAAGGTTTTCCCCAATAAATATTCACTCGAAAAGTATCCACAACGGAACTAGCTTTGGTTGCGATGAATCTAAAATATAACCCCGATTTTATTTCCTCCGAACCGCCTATAGATTCTACAAGCAAAGGATTTGTAGTCGGCATGTACCATCCCCTCTTTGCAGGCGCTATAACTACAGAAGGGTTCTCGGAAAAAGAACCGACCTTCGGATAGTCTGGGTAATCTATTGCCGCCTGAGCCTCGGCTTGTGCTTGTGTCAATCCAGCACTTACATAAGCAGCGACAATTATCTGATCAATATCCACGACATCAACTGAGTCAAACATATCACCAGGCAAAGGATTGTCGAACCATCCCGAACCACCTTCGACAATTCTTGATTCTACCAAAGGTGTTCCCGGTATCTTAAGATCAAGTTGAATGGCCCCACTGGCATCTGAAACCTGTGAGCCACACATCATTTGTAGCTTTGATCGTGAAGGAATACTGATAGCTAAAACGATAGAAGACGACAGTAAGAAATAAAATATAACAAACCTACTCATTAAGTTTCTTCCTCAAATCCAAATGTTAAACATTCAAGATTAGAAATACCTGAAGTTATGTTGTCTTGAACTATAATAGTCACGTTGTCGGAAGTGTTCGGTTCCAAAGGTATTGGCTGCGCCGGTCTAAAATCTGAGATAAACTCATCACCCCCAGCTTGAATATCTAGCCGGAAATCAGAGCCGGGACTAGTTGAAAATAAGTTCTTCCAATCCTCAGTTGTCTTAATAGGAAAGAATGAAAATAATTCTCCTTGACTCTCGATGTTTATTTGAATGCCATTGGAAAGACCCGAGCCTGATTTAGATAAAAATTGACCGAATTTTATTCCGTTTCCGCCACCATAGCACCTGATATAGTTGAGTAGTCTTCTCTTGGCCGATATACCAGACGAATCCGCTAACACAATAAAATTCACCGGCGTACCCGAACCATTAACTAACATGTCGGAAGAACCACCGTCTTTAAATTTTTCTTGAAACTGATCGCCAATACCGCCTGGTAGGGTTGAAACAGTTCCACTAATCGCCTGTACCCCAAGGTTGTGAGGGTTGTTGGGATCGCGACCAAGGCTTGTTGGTTTTGCCCTGGATTCTATTTTGTCAAAGGCGACAATACCAACTGCCGATCCTGTGACAGAAACTTGAAAATCTAATGTGTTTGATCTCTCATAGAATTCACCGGGTAAAGAAAATTTGGTCGAAGAAACATGAATTATTGCCCTATCTCGAACACACGTAGCCTTTAAAAATGCAGCAATGAAGTTAGCATCCGAGTTTAGATCATTAGCCATCAGAGAGCACAAGGCCAACTCATCACCATCTTCAGAGGCGGTAACCGTTGTAACCACACTTACCGATACAGTATCCCTGTCAGGAGTGGAAGGATCGTTAACCGTACCGGAGATATCAACGGTCCAGGTGTCATTGAGAGCGCCAGCGTTGTCGATCGTGAAATAGGTATCGGGCAAAGGATCTTGGCCATTGGGAACATTGACACTGGTCAATAAAGTTGTTGTCAACAGACGTTTTTTTCCTGCAATGTTTTCTACATCAGCTTTGAAAACTTCGTCGCCGCCCGTGATTTGAACAGACATCACTGGGCTAACATCCTGGGAATTAGACCAGTCAGAAATAAATAAAAATACGATAGCAACAAAAGCCACTATCGTATGATTGAAAAATTTTGTTTTCATCAGTGTTTGAAATTCCTTTTTTGTTGTTTTGCGTCTTTCATTTCTTTTTTCCTGGCAACAAACTCAGGTTGGGAAAGAAACCATTGAGGGTACTTTGCAGCGACATGCGCCTCGTTGACAAATTCCATGCTTTTTCCGTTGTCTTCTGCCTTCAGAAGAATCCGCAAAGGCTTGTCGTTATCGTCTAAGTCTTCAATTACCATCACGCCAGACCTAAAAGATGGTCGATAAAAAGTCAACATAGCAATACCCCTTCTCTATGATTATATTACTGTACTTCTTCAACCGAAAGCGTAGCCCTTAGATCGCTTGCAGCATCTTTGTTTAGGCCGACAATTCTTAATTCCTGAGTTCCTACCGCCCCTGATGTGAAGTTAAGACAATCCAACTGGTCGGACGATGTATAATCACCTGGTCCTACCAGAAATGTGGTGATCTCGGTTTCAACATCAGTGACGCCTACATCGGAAATTTGAACAACCCTATATTCCGTTTGGCGGAAGTTTGAACCGACCCATCCAATTTTTTTATAAACTTTGTTTTGCTGTAAGATTATTGTCGCTATAGTCTGCTCAAGGGTATTGCTACCTGTAACCTTTGCCGATGCGGAAAGACAAGCAACATCAGCCGATTCAGAGCTTACAACGACTTCATTGTTGGCGTTAACTTTGGCGTATTGTAGATTCCCGGCAATATCTTTAAAAGTCAATGCCGCGAAAGCTCTTTTAGCCGCCGATGCATCGCCTTCTAATACCTTTGCTGGCGATACACCTGAATTATCGGCTAGATCTTCAAGGATCGGCATTGCTTGTGGTTTGTCTGTTGCTAATGTCATGACTTACCCTTTCTAAATTGTCGATCCCATGAGATATGATTCGACTTGGTTTGAGGGAGTTCCCACATGAGCACGGAAAAAGACACGGATAACTTTGTTTTCCGCGACTGTTTCTCCCCGATCCCAATCGAAAGAAAAATTAGGATTCAAAGCCCTTGTCCTACCGCTTGCAATTGTAACACCATCGACGTCAATTTCGAAGTGCGAGCTTGCACCTGTTGATAAAAAAAACTTTTTCAACAAAACAAACTGACCCGAAGGAACAGTGTGTGAGATCAAAGTTTGATCTGCAAGTGGTGTTGTTGCACGTCGATCTTTAAGTTTTAAATCAACCCCTGGCTCGGTGATCTCAATAGGCATAGGGCATCGAACGAGTTCAAACTTCCCCGACGTCTCATTATAACAGGCGACCGGAAGCCCTTTGTCTTGCAATAGATCCGCGGACTGACCGTCAAGGACAAAGGCCGAGTCGATGTCGGTTGCCGTGTAGGCGACGAGGGTTCCGAAGACTCCGACTTCGACCGCACCTCCCGTAATGGTAATCTCACAGTTTACTTTGTTGTGTATTTTAGTGACGACGATACGATTGCTAACTCCTGCCGTCGAGATTGAGTTGTGTGATGTTAAGTTAAACTTCTCCCCGAAAGCCTTGCCAGTCGTGGTGTCGAAGTATTTAACCTCGACCGATGCACCTGCACCTACGGCCTTGACATAGACGGTCGAAAGGAGTGAATTGCCTTCCGTCAAAAGAGGAATGGTCGTGACACCTGGGCCTCGTGAGATGACCGCACCGGAGGGATCCACCAACGGGAAGATGGTCTTTGATTCTTTGCTCCTGAATATAATTGGTTTCGTCATATCTGCGCCCAACAAAAAAAGGGGCAGGGAATAATCCCAACCCCTTGGAGTCGAATGAACTAGTGCTGAACTTAGATTGTAACGTCGATCCCGACTACAGTTGAAACTTCATCGGCGTCTTGTGTTCGGCCTTTGAAGTCGATTCGACTGTAGCTTGAAAGTAACCAGCGATCGAAGTCGGCCAAATCCTGCATGACTCGAACCACAATGGCTCGTCTCATTCCTACCCAAAACCGCTTCATGTTCACTAAGTGAACAAGACCTTTGTCGTTAGGCCCACCGTTGACATTGACGCCACTCGCTGAAACATCTTCCCGGATGAACTCAGAGATTGAAATCGGGATACCTCGGAACGCTGCAAGTGCTCCATTTAGGATTGTTGCTTGTGGTCCGAATTTCTCAACACTTGAAACTTCGTCTAAGCTGACAGCTTGATGATAACCTGTTGGAGAGAACAAATAAGCTAAGTCCCGAACCGCAATTCCTAATCGACCTGAGGCCGTTCTCATCTCGTCGAGCTTCGCGGTAGTTACCGCAGACGAGAAGGTGACAACCGAGCCGTTTCCTGAGTTGTCAATCGCTAACTTCCTCAAACCTTTCGCTAACTTCTGAGCATCATCGGCGGCAGTGATGTCGAAGTCCATGTGAGTTCCGGAGTCATCACCATTAAGGATGGCGGTCTCTCTCGCTCTTATTTGAGCTTCGGCAACTTCCTGTCTAGCGATTGGAAGGATTGCAACAGCACTATCCTCCGTTAGTTCTTCGGGCAGTGGGTAGAATTCACCCAGTTTTTTTGCATTAAAGATGATCTTATCAGTTCCGAAATTCGCACCGGAAATCTGTGCACCTTCAGCCGTCAGACGCGCGGTTGTAATTCCCGTCTGCACAGGGAGCTCAAAAGGGTTGGTCTGCATAGGCATTTCAGGAAACATCATTGCAACTTTTTTCTCTAGTTCGAATTCTTCTAGGAACTGACTAGAGATTGCGGTAGGAACCCACTCGGCACCTTCGCCTGCAACGGTTGAGCCAAAAGCTTTGACCATTGGCTCCAAGACGTCACGGCCGTATTCATGTTCGAGTATATGACTGATGGGAGAAGGATTGTAATCTTTCTCGTCGGCAGGCATCCGATCCTTAGGAGCACCGTGAAAGATTTGAGCTATGTAGCGAGCCACATCGACCGACTCTTTTAAGCTGGCGACCATCGACTTGTAGACCGGATCGACGCCAACAAACCTCTTTTGAGCTGTGTTGGTTTTCAAAAGGTCGGCAGGTGATCGCGCACCGAAAACGGCCAAACACTTCTGTTCCATCGAGTCAGACATATGTCCGTATGCCTTGCGACGGCCGCCAGTGAAGGCATCCGTCTTGTCTTTTTCTAATTGTTTAGAAGCAGCTTCGATCTTAGAGATCCTGTCATCCATTTTCTTTTCTTTATCCGATAAGGATTTCGATGTTGCTTTCTTTCCCACGGCCAAGCCTCCTAAAATTTAGAATTTACTTTTGTTAAAAAATCGGCCAATTAGACCATGAGCTTAGACAGCCTGTCAGAGAAATTGTCTAGTATTTTCTCCCGCCGGTCAAGTTCCAATGACTTTTCCTCGTCTTCGTCCTCGTCGCTTCCTTTGTCTTCTTCGTCTTCTTCGTCGTCTTCGTCCATCTTAGAATCAGCGGTGGGCGCAGTCTTCGAGTTAAGGTCACGCATAACTTCTAACATTTCCTTCATCGTTTGTACAAGTGACCCGGTTAAAGAAAGCTGCGACTTCATTAAGTCCATTTGAGGAGATCCGAAATCTGTCTCGTCAGATTTGGATTTACCTTTGCCTTTATCTTCTTCGTCTTCGTCGTCTTCGTCGTCTTCGTCTTTTTCGTCTTTTTCCTCGTCTTCATCCTCTTCGTCATAATCTATTTTCTTTTCTTCGTCGTCCTCTTCATCTTCGTCTTCGTCGTCGCCTTTGGACGAATGCTTGTCGGCCAACTCAATGTAGGTCTTCATGTCTTCTTTGGAAACCTCACAGGTGCCGTCGGACTTCTCGCGACAATGACTGATGGCGGCCGCAACTGCCTCGTCTTGCTCCATACCTTCGTCAATGAACTTGGGAATCTTTCCGGTAACACAATTCTGAAAGTCTTCACCTTCGAGTTTTTCTTCGTCGTCCTCGTCACCACCTTTGTCTTCATCTTCTTCGTCGCAAGGGTTGCCGAGTGTATGCCAACGGGAGTGCATCTCCTCCATGAGGGCTTCAGGATCTAGGCCCTTAACAACTAAACGATTGTAGACCTTCATTAGTCCCTTCGCGGATGTGGCCTTTGTAAACAACGCGATGGCTGATTTAGGCAATGATATCTTATGGGTATGTCCACCTTCGATATCTTCCAACATTTTAAATTCTTCAATCTTGTGGGAGTGGGGAGAATCCAGACCGTCGGTGGAAAGGGTTTTTCCTTTCCCTGTTTCGGTATCGTATTCGAGGGTATGGGTGTGTTGCATCCCATCGGAAGCCGGTCCTGATTCGCTCTTGACCATCTCCTTGCTTTGAATTTTCTGAACCTTCTTGCTTCTTTTTTTCTTCGATGGTTTTCTTGATTTTTTCATAACAGACATAACCTCTCTTTTGACTTCTGAATAAGTTTTAGTCTTCCACGAGTCAATGTCAATAACTTTGGCAACATCAAAGGTTGACTCTTGGTTCATTGGAAGACTGACAATGGACACCTCCAACAAGTTTGCTTTGTTGATAACATTGTGCCCTTCATCGGCTTTCTCTTCGGAGTCCATGGGATCGAAGCCAACGGAAAAGGTCTTTAATATTCCTTCCTTAATCAGAGTCCTGATGTGTTTCATGAACTCAGAATCAGAATTTGACAGTAGGACCCGAATGATCAAACCGTCTTCGGTAACCTTAACACTAATTGCCCTGCCAATGGGAAGGTCACGGTTGTGATTAAAGAAAATAATCGGATTGTCTTTGAACTCTTCGAGCATCCAGGCTTTTGGCGGGATCAAGTCACCGCCTCGATCTATCACCGCCTTGTTGGCGAATCCTTCAATGACAAGGTCGGCCTCGTCGCCTTTTCCACCTTTGATCAAACGAAGTGGCATCTTCGCATAATGATTATCAAACCCATTTAAGACCCGGGCCGCTGATTTCTTCTTCATCTTTTCTCCTATCCTAAGTCCGGGATGTCTTCTGCTGGGATCATAAGCATATCGCATCGGCAGTTGATAGTCTCCTCAATCGCCGCCTTCACGTCACGAGGATACCTGAGGCCGTTAGAAAATTCATCTTTTGGATTCACCGTCTCACCTTGGAGGACGATGTGGTCTGGATCTCCCGCCTCCCAATTCTTATCATTATCTTGTCCCCTAACCCGGTCGTCATTGGCATTGATCCAAACCTTTTTAATTGTCGGCAAGACCTTGACGGCCGACTCAAGTGCTGCTTGCTTACCAATGCTAACCGCAGTTAAAGTCTCGGTTCGAACTATAGTCTTGGCCCTTGACGGTGAGACGTTTTTAAAATTCTCGGCCACACCTTTTGCTATTTGATCAATCGTCTTTTGTTTCTTAATCCCGTCGGAAATCTGATTCAGGACTTTGTTCGTCGATGTCTTCGAAATATTTTTAAAGGTAGATATTCCGCGAGCTTCCAGGATGTCGCGCCGGCCTTTCACCGACTCGCCGCGAAGGGTTTCGATCTCGTCGCGGGCCTCTTTGTCGAAGACTAAATCGAGTTGAGTATCAAAACCTGATTCGACGATATCAAATAATTCTTCGTACCCTTTTCCGAAACTTTCGTTTGTCTTTTTGTTAAATGCTTGCGTTAGCTTACGCCTCAACGTCTTCGCCCTTGGTAACTTGGATGGCTTGTCGCCCAACCCTTTCACTCGTTTCGGTAGTTTTTCCAATTCTTCTTTGATGATCTTCACGGCCGTCTCCGCATGGGAGGCCAACGTATCGAGGACAACTTCGGTGAAGTCGTTTTGCGGATCTTCAATAATGTCTGATATTTGTTTCTGACTCTTTGTTAACCACTCGCCATATTTTTCTTGATAGAATTTGTTACGAATGTCCTCCATCTCTTTTGTTGCCGGATCAATCCACTCCTCCAATGACTCCTCTTGTGCTTCGAGATCTCCTGTTTGTTCCTCGTCTTCGGAATCTTCGATGACCTCTTCACCGGCAACCTCGGTTCCGACCTTGACCGCTTGTAGGTTGGATTGCGTCTCCAAGACGTCGCCACCATCGGCAGCCTCCATGTCCCAAACGCTCTCTCTGATCTCGTTTGGAGTCCATTGGCCTTTTAGTTTTTCACCAAGTTCGGCCTTCTTCATTAGATCATCGGCTAGGACTTCAACCTCACTGTTATCGAACTGCAGAAATTGATCCGGCTCCAATGAGCCTTCGCCCATGAATCTCCTGGTAAGAAAAGCAGCAATTTTATTCTGATTAGGTATGACCGCTGATGTATAAAAGAAACGCAAGGCAACCTTCGCCTCTTCACTCCCAAGGGATCCCGTTTCGGCAAGTGATAGGGCGTGTTTAGGTATGCGGAGGATGTTTATAATCTTCTCGCGGTTGTTGTTGATCATTTCGACTAACTTTTGATCACCCAAGCTTGGCGTCAATACTTGAACGTCAACACCCTTCGGCAACACGAGGGTCCGACGTTGGTTGCGACGGCCGGTGTGGGCCACCTCAAACGATCTGAGGAACCGGAGAGCGGAGTCCTCGGCAACATTCTTTTCCATCTTCAACGCCAGGCCAGGGGTGGCGCCCTTCAAATAAAACGAGTTCAAATAGTCTTGTGTGTAACGATTGAACAGGATGGATTTACGATTAGGGATAAAAGGCGAAAGGCCCCACAACATAGACTGAGGATTAGGCCTCCTTTGATGCCAAATTTCTTTAGCCTTCAAGGCCATCCCGACGGGCAGTTGTCCTTCGAAGGCCGATTGGCCTGCATCGGTTATCACGTACTCGGATAGTTTCCCTTTATCGTCGAAGTCCAACATTGCTGATTCTGCCGGAATAATAATCAGCTGGTTGGCCGCCTTCGCCCTGAACTCGATAACGTTCCCCATCAAGAGGTATTCGACGCAGTAGAGGTACATCCAAGAATCATACTCGTGTAGTTCGTTTGGCATATCGAGGACAGCGTTGACGAAGTGATCGTCGACAGGTCGTGTGACCTCTTTGCCTTTAACTATTTCCTTCTCCATCACCTTTAGTCGAGACCTGGAGATGAAGTCAGAAAGGAGATCGACAATTAGAAACACCCAGTCCTCATGATAGAATAGACCTTTGAGGGTCGAGTTCTCCATGAAAGCCTTGATCTCTTGTGACCAAAGGCCCGACTCGAGATCGCCGCCAGTTATGTCGGCAAACCCTAACCCTTTGACCTCGCCTATTTTTTCATCTTCGGATCGGCCTTTTATAGGGATTATCTTTTCGTCACTCATCTCAGAAACCTCTTGTTATGTTACTGACTTCCCGTAAACCTTGGGCCAAATCGTCTTCCGCTTCTTGGAGCCAATCGTCGAATGAACTCTTCCTTTCTTGCAATTCCTCGACAACCTTAACACCTAAATCCTGGTCGGCGTACTCAACAACGGCAGACCACCCGAGTATCATACTACAAACGATATCATCATGGGCTCCTTCAGGAGCAGAGAAAGACATGATGCCGATGTCATTCGTTGTCACCTCGAAGGAGTCCATCTCTTTACACAGTTCACTCCACCAGGGAAGGCTACATTCTTTTTGCTGGACAGCAAAAATTAGGGCGTTGACCATGAAGGATTTAGATTTATTTGTGAACACAATTCCTTCAAACGGCAGGGAGGTTTTATCGAGCATATCGTCGATGACCTCACCGATGCCCGTCTTGTCGTGATAGATCATCTCGGTCTTTCGAAACTTGTTTGAGAACCAAACCAATCTCTTAATTGCTGTAATGTAGCTTTCTCCTTGAAACCTCATGTAACCGCACATCTTACGGGTCTTAAAGTCCCAGGCGGTGAAGACCGTGAAGTCTTTCTTCTTTGCCCAATCGGAACCGATCACAACCTCAACGTCGGCCTTCCCTTCGTCTGTCTCTTTGTAGCCGTCCCATATCCAGAATTGAGTGGAAGAGGTATCGACAATTTCTTTCTCCAAGTAAAGGCACGCCCTGTATCCGGCAAAAACATCTCCGTCATCAACGAATTCTGCGAGGTAATATTGCCTCCAAAGTCTATCGGGGAGTGAAACCCTGGCTTCGATAACTACTTGCTTGTCCATGGTTGGATTAGCCAAGGTCGGTGCGGTAAGGTACATATGAGTGATCGGCTTGCCGTTGGCGATAGCCCACTCCATTTTATCTTTCGCCTCCATACACTTACGCCAAAACCAGTTCTTTCCCCTCGGTGTAGAGATGCCAACGATCGGTCCTTTCGTCCTCGACACGGTTGTCTTTGCCGAACTATAGACCTGTTCTTTTTGCTTAGAACACTCATCAATAACATAGCCCATCACACCTTCTCCTTCGAGTGATTCGGGATCTCCTCCATGCCAGAACTCAATCTGACTATCGTTCCTTGGTATGTAGATTCGAGGTGGTGAGCCGTTGTTAGACTTGGCGTAGGGCGCGGCCGGAAGAGTTTTTTTGCAATAGGCCATCCCGATCTTCGATTGGGAATAGATGGGAGCAACCCAACGGTAGAGCATACCTAGTTTAAGCCAACAGTTGACCGACATGCCTGAGGCCGCACCCATCGTCTTACCGAACTTGGTTCCCATCGGCATCCACAATTCTATAAGGTTGGGAGTGTCGAAGGCCATCATTAGGGCGTGTTGTTCTTTCGAGTGGGGAGCTGGCGTTGTCACGGTCAACTTCATTCAGGAGTGACCTCGATGTCCTCATTGGCCTTTGCGGCGACGTTAATAACCTGTTGCATCAATTGCCCTTGGGGTCCTATGCGAGCCTGGTAGATTATCTCCTCGGCACCGGAAGCACCCGTTGGTCCCAAAGGATTTAGGATAGGATTGAGGAGTAGTTCAATCGCCCTCAATGCAACCTGAGGATTATTCGACGATACCAACTCGACTAATTTCTGAGCCGCAATCCTCTGACCCTTGAGCAGTATGTCTTTCGTCTCCTCCGCGAACTGTTTAAGCACACGAGTGAAAGCCGGCCTCGCAATCCTCTTCCGGTACTGTCCGTAGGTGATGCCGGAGAATTTACATATCTGTTTCACCTGTGCCTCGGGGAAGTTGGTCATGATTTGTAGCATTTTCCTGTCGACCTCATCCAACTCCCAATCGGACAAAACGTGATTTCTTCTTTTTTCAGTCATTGTTCTCTTTTACATTTGTTAAATTTGATATACCTTTGCTTTGTACTACAAAGTTACAGACAAAGGAAGCCGCCAGTCAATGAAAGACATATGCAGGAAGAACATGAGTGTATTGGTGCAGTTCCGCTGTACCGAAGAGGACTATTGTCAGATGAAATTCTTGGCAGTTAAATTCGCTCGTGGTCGCCTCGCCGATTGGCTTCGATATGCCTCGGTCAACTCGAATCCTATGAAGGATATGTTAGGGGAAATAGATGAAAATGAGGACGACGGCAACTCGCCGGATACAGTTTTGCGCGGGCCACAGGGTTCAGAACCATGAGTCAAAGTGCGCCAACCTCCATGGACATAACTACGTCGTCTTTATTCACGCGATGGCTCCGGCCCTTGATTCTGTCGGTCGTGTGATTGACTTCAGCGTGTTGAAGGATCGCATCGGTGGCTGGATCGACAAGTGGTGGGATCATACTATGATCTTAGGCATCAATGACATTAAGACGATATCAGGTGTTCGAAAGTTCCAGAAGAACAAACCGCTGTTTATCCTCTCGGAAAACCCGACGGCGGAAAACATGGCCTCGTTCCTTTTAAACAATGTCTGCCCGTCGCAGCTTTTGGGGACAGGCGTCATTGTAACGAAGATAGTTTTATGGGAGACGGAGAATTGTTTTGCTTCCGTTGAACTTGATTTTGAAGAGTCTAAAAGACTCTGTAACTAACAAATTAATCAAGGAGCTGGATAACCCATCTCCATCAACACAGAGGAGAATTAATTATGGCTTTAGAGACTTTAAAAGGTTTAGAAGAAATTGGTGGGTATGACATTGTCGTCATGGACGAATTGAGAGAGAAGTACCCAGAAAAATTTAACCCAGACGGATCAATGCAGTGGGAGTGGTTTGAAGGTGAGATAAGGCCGAATAATTTTATCTATATCCGAAACGATAAGAATAGCCTTTCCTTTACTCTCCAAAAAGGTCCGATAAAAGAACATGGGGTGAATGGCTGTCAAGTAGATACACTAATACATGCAGCTATACAGATCATTGAAGGATTAGATAATAAGTTTACTTCTGTACATAACAAAGATGCAAAATCCCATCTACACCAGGCATTATATCACCTAGAAAAAAGGAGACTTGACCGAGAGGCTCGCGGAGTGGAAGGGACAAGCCAGACATGAGTGATCAAAAAAATATAGGACCTAAATCTGCTGAACTCCTTAGGTTCATATACGCCGATGTGATGGACAAGGATATTCTACTGTGGAAACTATACGGAGTCCATCCGGCATCCTCTGAGCGGGCTAGGTCCTCGGCTAAGACTGATATAAATAAGATGGTACAACGCCTTCGGGGCATTGGCTATAGGCTCGTAAACGATACCAAGCGTATCTATTTTATCGAGGACTACTAATGATCTCGTATTTAAAAGACCGCCTTTCGGGCAGGATAAAAAAAAGGAGACTTGTCCGAGAGAATCGCGGAGTCGAAGGAACGAGTCAGCAATAAACACGTTAATCAAGTAGCTGGATAACCCAGCTCCATCAACACAAGGAGTTTTAGAAAGATGGACGTAAAAACACAGAGTCAAAAGATTAGTTTGTTGTCTGTTCTGGATTCAGGTGGATTAAAAGACAGGCTGAATAACTTGATAGTTGACAGTATGAAAGATCCTCTGGATCGCTTCAACATGGGCTATGACTATATTCGTCTCGTTAAAGATTTAGATCACGACTATAATAACGAGCGCTACATAATAAATCTTGAATCTTCAACATATCCTGAGGATATGGGATACCTAAATATTAGAAAGCATCATCAAGACAGGGCTTGCTCTTTATCATTTTACCTGATGAAAGAGTATAGAAACCAAGGAATTTTAACTGGTCTCGTTGATTTCATCGGCACCAGATGTTTTCAACAGCTGGGATACAATCGAATTAGCGCTGAGTGTACATCGCTAAACAAACCAGCGCTAAAAATTTACAGAGTCTTGTTAAAAGAAGAAGGTGTACGAAGAGAAGCTTCATACTACAACAGCCAGTATGTCGATGTACATGAGTTTGGAATCTTGAAAAGAGAAAGCAAGTTTAAATAACCATAAACATAGAGGAGAAAATAATGCAGATTGAACTAAGTGAATTATTACAACTAGCATCCGGCAAAGTAGCCCAAACCCATCCGTACAAAATCGGAGAGAAATATCTAATCCGAACAGTCACGATGATCTACACGGGTCGTCTGATAGAAGTACATGATCAGGAGCTAGTAATCGAAGACGCAGCGTGGATCGCTGAGACAGAACGTTGGGCTGATTGTCTGAAAGATGGAAAATTCAAAGAGGTAGAGCCTTACACCGACGGCCGTGTTGTCATTGGCCGAGGAGCTATTCTTGACGCTTCAATTTGGCAGCATGATCTCCCTCGGAAGCAAAAATAAATGAATCAAGCAATACTGAGAGAAGGAACGATTAGGAGCCGGAGCGGGAG